CATTTCGCTCTGTAAACTACCACGCTCTTCTTACCTTTCGGTGAGATGCGTGATGCTAAGTTATTAGCGGTCTTCGGGTAGAACCCACCGAGAGAAGCCTCGAGGATCTTGCCCTGATAGACCATGCACCAGTGCCACTTTCCGTTCTTCCATATGATGGATATGATGTCTCCATCCTTCGCGGTCTTGGCTGTTGCACTCACTCGCTTGAACTTATCGGATTTGTCAAAATACCCTTTTCGTCCGAGACCTCTCGGAGCGTTCTTGTCTATGCCCGACATACGGATGCAAGTAGCGATAAACACATCACAAGACGCACCCTTTGCCGCTGCTGTCTGCCACTTGCGGACCTTGCCGAACGCTTTGTCGAGTGCTGCCTTGTATGCCGCTTTTGGCTTGCCGCTCTTGTAGCTTGCTTCGGAAGTATTGCTGTGGTAAGCGTACTCCCAGCCCTTCTCCGCAATCTTGTCGCCGTTGGTCTTTACCTTCGGAGCAAGCAACTCGTTGACCTTTTTCTGAACAGCCTCAGGATCGTAACCGGCGGCCTTCAGCTTCTCCACTCGATCGGATCCATTGCCCCACTTGCCGTCTATGACTTCCTTTGCGACCTCTTCAATGGTCTTTGTCGGTGTCGGAGTAGGTGTCGGAGCTGATTTCGGAAGTTTGCCGCTCCACACGCGAGACACGTCATTTCTCAAATGAGTCTCATATGAAAGCCATCCGTTTCTGTCGGAAGATGCGCTATTGCTGTCCTTGATGTAGAATTTATGGGTCTTGCCATCGCTCGAGTATTTAACGCCCGCAATGAAGTGAGCGGAAGAAGTCCAGTGGATGCCCTTGCTCCCGCCCGGGCGATTGCCCATAAGGAAGATAGCCACGCGATTGCCCTTCTTCATCTCTTTCCACAGCGACTGCATGTTCGGATGCTCCATCACATCTGTCATCCCATAGTGTTTCATCATTGCAGGGATGCCGCTGAAGTAGGTGCCGTTACCATTCGGAGCGGCATACTGCTTGCAATATGGCTGTATCGTTTTCGGAGTCTCGTTCTTGTACTTCTCAATCTCGATGATGCAGTTACAGATAGCCACCTCACCGCATCCACAGTCCCTAATAAAATAGGGCGATCTCGGATAACCGAGTTTCGCCCATCTTGTGTCGTACTGCTTATAGTTGTTTTTATTCATCGCCATCACCTTCCTCGAGGTAATCATCGACCACGATGTCGAGATCAGCTGCTCCGCTTTTCAGCATCCTTGTGTAGCCGGTGCCTTCAGCTGCTTCTTCGGTGTAGTCGTTGTTGAACCAAGTGACGCAAGCGACTATCACGAAGTTGAGGATTACCGATACGATGCGATACGCGAGATCGAGTGATGCGTTATGAAATTGCGCGATGTCTGTAGCCATAAGAGCCGTATTGAGACACGTTGCTACCGCGAGGATCGTCCTTATCTTTGTTCCGAAATTCATTGCTGTTCCTTTCTATCCGCATAATCTGACCGCCTTCAGGCTTCCTCTGTCAGGTGCCGTGAAGGTCAGCGATGCCGATGACTGTGTGAGCAAATATACGCTCTGCTGTGATGTAAGTTGAATTATGTACGATGCCTTCGTGTAGGCGTTGACAGGCATCGAGACAAACGTGGTGCTGTCTGTCGTCGAACCGACTCGCAGGCCCGCAAGACCTGTCGCGCCCTGCACATACGGAGTGCCGACTGCTATCAGATATGTTCCTTTCGGAAGCGTTATCGTATCCGTGAGCACTGTTCCTGTTGCGCTGGAACTTGTCGCCGTCCACGATGCCGCATAGTATCGGTCAGTCCCGACTATCCATTCAAGGATGTTCTTCAGTATCGATTTGATGCTCGTCATATCACCACCCCAATTCTGTCAATGCCGCCGATATGTCCGTATCGTCCGCCATGAGGATGTCGCCGTCCCAGGTGACCTCAAGCGCATCCGACCGCGTGCTGTTGCTTTTGCCGTTTCCAATGATCAGCGCAAAATTATTGGCTGTGTCTTCGACATTGTATTTACCGATAGCCGTCTGATATTCTCCGCTTGCTGTGGTATGGAAATTCTGCGCGTGTGAGAATACTCCGCTCGCACTGCAGTCCATACCTTCAGCGTGTGCGCAAATGCCGTCTACCTCATTGCTTATGCCTTCCGCAAAGCCATATGGTGCATTGATGGTATTGTTTATGCCAAAGGAATAATACGGGTTATCCCAGCTCGTGGTATATGTGAAAGTAATCACGTCTCCCGCTGCGGGTGCGCTTGCAAACGTCAGAAGGCCCTCGCTCATGTTTAAATTTAAAAAAGCAGTGGAATATGCCGAAGTCACGGTCCCATTGATTTTTACAGTGAGCGAGTCCTCTTCAAATCGAAAAATAGGATATGCCCTTGTAGTGCCGTTCCCGATGAAGGTTTCCGTCATGGTTACGCCGCTTTGCCTTGCGTAGTTGAAATCGCTTTCGCCCCACAATGGAATATACCGAAGAGAAGAATCGGTAATTACTACACACCCACGCGGTCCACGTCCTAACTGTATTTGATTGCTTTCAAACTTCGCCAAATCAGTGGTCCCATTCCTTAAAGCAATCCCGCCTGACTTTGCGAGAAGATTGCTTCCCGACGGATTATCAACGAATTCCTTCTGCGGGATCTCCGTGATGTGCGCTCCGTTCGCATCGTGCCAAAAGTACTGCACGACCCCATCGACACCCGCCACAGCCTCTTCAGCCGTCTCTTGTGCCTTGTACGCAAGGTTCGTAGCGATGTCAGCCTTGTGGTCGTCTGTAGGTGGTGCCGAGCCGTTGCCGACAAGAAATGCCGTACCGTTCGCCACCCGAACCTGTACTGTGTCGCCCTGCCTTGCGTTGATGGTCATCCTCACCGGTGTCTCATCGACTCCCCCGGGGATGTGCACCCACGCGGTACCGCCTTCGACTCTTACGACTTCGGCCTGCGTGTCATACGGCGAGGTCTTCGTCTCCTGAGTCTTCTTGATGATGTTCACAAGGTCTTTACTTAAACTCATACGATTTCCACCTCTTCTTCCGTGTCAGCGCAGTACCCGAGGTCTATCTTCTGACTCGTTGTTCTGAATATGCCTTGAAGCCCCTGCTCGGGATAGCTCAGCCTTATCCTGTCGCCCGCCGTGACGTTCGGGTCGAAGCGTCTTGTGTAGGATGCGGTCGTTGCTACCTGCTGAAGTTCGGGCAGTCGCCTTGTCGCATATTCCGCAACAGACTCGCCTGTATTGAGTGCGACATCGGATTCTTCTGCCCACACCTCGCGTCCTCTGACTCGTGTCGAGAGCGGACTGTCGGGTGAATCGTCCCTCGCTATCGCCGTGAGGTCTCCGCTGATCACGCGGAGCACGTTCGGGCACCCATACAGGTCGCGTGTTGTCTTGATGCTCGGTTCTATTACGTCATTGTCCAATGGCGAGAATCTGACGCGCGGATCTCTGTCTTCGGGCGTGAGTTCGATGACTCCGTCTCCGTGTATCCTTATACGCCAGTTTATCGCCTTCAGTATCTTCTCAGCCATCGACAGAGCCGTCTCGCTGTCTTCAGCGATGAGCGCGTCCTGCATCGATGGTGATGCTCCGTTTATTTCGACAGGTGCCGGACATACGCTGAGAAGGTCGGATATGAGGCGGGCACCGTTAGCACCCGCCGCCGTGTAATACCCTCTTTCGAGAAGAATGTCGTCTGCCGGTTTCAAAACCGAATAGCACTCAAGGCTCCCCTCTCGTATGTTTCCTGTCCATTCCTGCTCCGGGCTTGTCGCAAGTCCCGTAAATACAGGAACGTGCGCAGAGTGTCCGCCCTGCCGCACGTCCATATATACGCGGATCCATTTCTCTATGCCCGGATCGTAGTTCGGGATGTCTATGTCTGCCGATTCCCTCAGACCCTCGATGCCCTTGTTGACGCTTCCGCCGGTTATCTGCAGCCGTGTGGTTTCGCGCCATGTGCTCGGGTCTATAAGGTAGGCATAGAACTCCGAAGTGTAGCCTTTGCTCCAATCCATTTACTCACCCATATCCCATTCTGCGTAGGTCATGCCGTCGAGTTCTTCGGAATCTATGCGCTGACCCTTGATGTCGAATTCGACGATCTTGCCTGCCTGCTGATAGCTTCTGCGTTCACTAACTTCGAGATTCGCCTTGAAGCTCGATCCGTCCTGTGTGCGGATATGGCAAATGCCGTCATACTTTGCCAGGCTGCGCATCGAGGCAATGGTCTCCGCATCGTACAGCGTCACAGACACAGTTGATACGGACATCTCTCTCTTCGTTCCCTTGTTCCAGTCTCCGACGATGGCACCGCCTAAATATTTCTTTTGCTGGAAATCTTTCTCCCATGAAGAATCGAGTTCGACATTGTACGGGAGGGTCACTGTCTGCCCGTCAAAGTCTATCAGCACGCAATCCGACTCGAATCCGCTCGGAACATCGACCCACGCCATCTCGCCTTCCGCCGTGATGTAATCGCCGTTGGCTGTGACAGTAACGATTCTGTAACCACTATCAATGGCTGGATATGGGTCAACATACTCAGTGCCGAACGCTCCGCCCTTTACCACAAGTTCAGGGAGGTCTGCACTCAGTCTGTATATGTCTATCGTGTCGGTCTGCGCGGATCCCGATGGTGCTGTGGCTGTGATGACCGCCACACCGTCCTCTATCCTGACCGTTGCTGTCGGGGTTATCGCCTGATGTGTCCAGTGCACCTCGAAGCGTATCGTCTCTGTCGCACTCTGCCCGAGTCCGTCCTGTATCGTTGCTATGAGGTTATACGCCGCGCCATCGTCCAAAGTGCCATAAAGGTCCTCGCGATTGATGGTTATCTCGGCTTCGCCCGTCTGCTCAAAAATCGCAATGGTCTCGCCCTGATAGCCGTTGAAGTCCTCTTCGTTCGGTCTGTCGATGTGGTAGCTCTCGGCGCGTTCGATTATCAGCTGCGTGATTCCACCATTACCCGCTCCGGTTATCGTTGCCGTAAGAGGCATCGCTGTGAGTGCGTGATATGCTCTCGGGTTCGTTGCGTATGTCAGTGTGATGTTGCCCGTATCAGACCAGAAGTAATTGCTTCCGATCCTGAGTCTTAATTCAGGTGTCGGGATCTTGATGACTTCAGGTGTAGCGAGGTCGTACACGATGACCGCATTGGCTCTTCCGCTCTTGAATGCCGCCGCTGAAGTGTAAGCGTTGTCCTTTACATAGATGGCATTGTTTGACGCGTTGCCCTTTATCTGCGCATTCGTCATTCCGCCTATGGTCGTTGAAGAGGTCGTGGCGAATGTATCCGAGAGAAGGTTGAAGTTTCCTGCCGCCTTGCCTGTTGGCCATGCGTAGAAATAATCGCTCGTATATGACCATGTAAGCGAGCCGACTTTGACCATTCTCTTTGTGAGCGTCAGTTCGCCCGTTACCACATCGAGTGTGCCGCCGTATACGGTGCCCTCACTGCCGAATGTGATATTGAATGTAGTCGCATCGCCTGCGCTCTGTGTCGGTGAGAACGACAGAGCCGCCTGCGACCATCCGTTTATCGGTCTGACATTGCTCGGTGATGTTGTACCGCTTCCGCTCTGTGTCGAGGTCAGCGTCATCACGAGGCTCGTGACTCCCTTCATGCCGTCAGAGTTGTTGACCGATACTGTCGATGCTGTCGTTGGGTGCGGATCATCGCCCTCGTGTACTTCCTGGAGCGATGTGTCCTCGATGGTTATCTCAAGCGGTGCCGCGATGATGACGGGTACAGGATCGCTCCATCCGTCACTCACACGGCCCGAAGAGGATACGACTCTGACACACAGATAATGCGTCTCGCCTACGTTCCACCCGACTTCGTTGGCGTATATCGTAACGTGCTGTGCGGTCTGTGCGCTTGCGATTACGTTGCCATAGGTGATGCCGCCGCCCGAGATCGTAGCCTCGCACACTTCCGCATAAGCCTGACCCGTTCCGTCTGTCGAGACGAAACTCCAAAAGGCTGATACGGAGCCGTCTTCTGTGATGACACCGCTCGACAGTGATAATGTCGGGATGACAGGTGCGCTCGAGAGGTCTATCGTGACAGGCTCGCTCCATGCTCCGTTTACCGCGCTGTCGCCGGTGCCCTGCGTGAGTCTGACACGGAAGTACCATCTCTGACCCGTCTCGAGTCCGGAGATGTACCACTCATTCGCGTGTGTATTCTCGATGGTGTAATCATCAGGTTCATCAGTTGACTGCCATGCGTCTGCGTGGTCTGCCCAGCTGATGGTCGCGCTGTTCGCATCTCTCCACGGCCAGTCCCATGTGATGCGGACCGTGCCCGGTGTGCTCGTTGATGCGACTGTGACGTTGGTCGGTGCGTTCGGTACTGCACCGCCGTCCCATGCAGTATCGGACTTCATCGTCGCATTGACCGCGAATGACGAAGTGCCGTCCTGCCTTGTTATCGATGAATATGTCCCGACCGCGTTATATACGCCGAATTGCTTCGTCTGTCCCGTCCAGTCAGGCAGCTGAGCCGTGTACGATGTACCGCTCGATATGACTCCGATGGTGTAGATCATCGAAGGGCTTTCTGCTGTTCTGTACTGTATGACAGTGAACGCGTCAGGGACATTACTGTTCTTCGTTGCCGTTATCGTCGCTCTGAATGTTGCATCGTTCGTTATGATGTCGGTTATCTCCGGCGCGTCGAGTTTGCCATATACCGCTATCTTCGGTGCGCTGTGTGTCGCTTCGCTCTGACTCTCGTGCTCAGTGTTCACTCTGACAAACAGCACCTGATCAGCATCGAGGTCGCCGTCTACCATGAATGATGCAGCTCCGCTTGTGCCTGTCGGGAGCAGTGTTCTCGCTGTTGTCCAGCTTGCTCCTGCAGGGACAGTCAGACCCGCACCCGGGACAGCCTTCGCATATTCGACCGAGATCTGATCGATTGGATATGCAGCCGAAGAGACCGCATTCCACTTGACCATGACCTGATAACCGCCGGTCGCGACCTTTGTCGCTGTGGCTTCGGTGATGTTCGCCGCATTAGGTGCCGCGTAGACGAATTTTGCATATCGCCACGCGCTTGCACCGGCAGGGCCTCTGGACCTGACGCGGAACCATCTTGTATGTGAGCCGCTTGACACGTCCGCGCTGTTCTCTGTGACGGTCCTTGTGTCAGCAGAGCCGCCTTTGCCCGTCAGCCATCCTGCCTGCGTGCTCTTGAAATACGCATCGAGCTTCGTGCCGTCCGTGATGTTGCTGCCCGTGAGGAGTATGCTCTGATACTCAACATCAGTGAACATCTGCGAACCTGTATCCTCTTCAGCAACCGCGACAGACCATGTGAACTTCACTGTCGTCGCAAGGTTCTCGTCTTTGTTTGCCTCGAGCGTCGGTGCGTTCGGTAAGCCTATCGTGAAGCTCTTCTGTGTGAATGCGCTCCACGACTTGTTGTATAAGCCTCTGACTTCAAACTGAAACGAAGGAAGTTTCGTCTCGGTATTCGGGTAAAAGTCCGCGAAGTTGACCGAAACTGTTTTTGACGTATCCGCCTTGCCGATGTCTACAGCTGTAGTCCACTCACCCAGCCAATGCGCGAACTGTTGCTTTTTGTTGTAGCTCTGTCCGCGCTTCCATGTGCAGGTGAACACGTTCCCGCTTCTCGTTATCGCCAGTCCTGTTGGTGCTTTTGTTGCCATTTATATCGTCCTCATTTCAAGCTGCATCTGTCTCGCAAGCCGTCTCGCCCAGTCTTCAGGATTGTCCGCTCCGTTGACCGTTACGTTGATGGTCACGGTGTTGCCGCCACCGCCTGCCGCTTCACGGATGTCACGCATCAGAGCATCGTGTCCGTACAGCATCTCGTCCTGAGTACCCTCGCCCGCTCCGAACAGTGTCGCATTGCCGAACATATACGGAGCGTTCTCTGCCTTCTTGTACCAGCTGACGCTGATCTTCGGTATCGACGGAGGCGTAAGCGAGAACTTACCGCTGATGCTGAAGTGCGGAAGTTTAAGACCGGACATTACCTTGCCAATCTTGAACGGGAAGAAACTCTTCACCTTGTCGATGATGCTCTTGACCTTGTCCTTCATTGCGTTGATCGGTGCGAGGAATCTTTCCTTGATGCCGTTAGCCGCCGACTTGACCTTGCCCCACAGTGCAGAGCCGAGGCCCTTCACTATCGCAAGACCGATTTTGCCGATTGCCGCCACGATCTTCGGGAGATGGATGATAAGCGTTGCCGCAAACCTTCCGATCATGCTCGCGCCCGCTGCTACTATCTTCGGCAGCGTAGTGGTTACCCAATCTTGCACCTTTTCGGCTGTCACACTTCTCGCAAGAGAAGAAATCTGCAGCGACAGTGTGCTTATCAGCGTTGATATATTACTGAGCAGCGTCGGTACACCTTGCTGCAGGAACGTATATATCGCACTCGGAAGCTGTGAGATCAGCGTGCCGAGCATAGGCAGGAAGTTGCCGAAGAAGAACGTTGATGCCGATGTTATGAGTTGGCTCATCGCCTCGCTGACTCCCTCGCCTAATGTAAGGCTCCCGAGAAAGTTCTGTGCCGCCGCCTTCATTGCGTTGAATGAACCGCTGAAGGTCTGCGACGCTTCGTCTGCCGCGACACCGGTCAAGCCGAGATTTTCCTGGATAACATGGATAGCCTCGTAAACATCACCGAGATTGTCGATGTTGTACTCCTTGCCCGTCAGTTCTTCTGCATCGGAAAGAAGCCTCTCCATCTCGGTTTTCGTCCCTCCGTACCCGAGCTTTAAATTATCGAGAAGCTGGTACTGACCACGGGCAAAACCTTGGTATGCCATCTGAACCGACTCAATATCGGTACCCATCTTCGCGCTGTTGTCAGCCATATCGAGTATGGCCTTGTTAGCCGCCTCGATCGCTTTGGTGGTGTCTCCGCCGTAAGCGTTCTTCAAAGCCGCTCCGAATGACACCGCCTGTTCGGAGTAGGTGTTCATCGAGATGCCTGCTTCTGATGCCGCTCTCGCGTATTCCCTCGCCTTGTCAGCCGCTTCGCCGTATAGCGTGTCGAGTCCACCGAAGTATGACTGCTGCAGTTTTGCACCTTCAGCAAGGCTCGCCTTGACACCCGCCACGACCGCCGTTCCTATGGCTGCCGCCCGGATTGCTTTTTTTGCAAACGAGCCAATCTTGCCGCCGAGCGAGGTTCCTGCAGATTCAGCCTCGCCTCCGAGCAGGTTCGAGATGGATCCCGATATGCCTTCGGCTTTTGGCTCTATCTGCACATATGCGGTGCCTAACATAGGTCCATTTCCCGCCATATTACTCTCCTCTGATTCGTTTTAATGCGGCCTCAAAGTCTGCCGCTGTCTTAAAGCCTTTTGTTTTTGGTTTCATCTCGCCATGTATCGCCTCTGTGAATAAGTACGGATTCGCGCTTCTGTCCTTGCTGAATCCGAGCCTGAGTATCGACAGATTGTCAGCGATCGCGGCAAGTATTACTGTATCAAGGCTGACAGGTGACCCTGCCGCCTTGAGTTTTATTCGTGAGTCATCCCTCAGACCAGCAGATAAGGTCGCCACCAGTTTGACCGGAAGCGACCTGTAATCATATATGCGATATGTCTCGGCAAGGTCGCAGATAAGTGCGTCCTCGTCGAGTTCTATCATGCTGGCGAGGGCTATGAGTTTTTTGATTCGTTTACAGACTCCATGATCTCAGAAAGAGCCGATACCATCTTGTCCGCCGGAGTTACTCCATCGACCTCAAGATGCTTCGCAAGTTTATCGACCTCTTCTTCACCGCCGAGGAATTTCTCTGCGATGTCCACTATCAGGCCTGTGTCGCCTTTATCGATTTTGCGGAGCAATGTAAGAAAGCCCCAATCGTTGAGGCACTTCTCATCGATATTGACTTCGAATCCGTCGTTAAGTTTTGCCTTCATAGTCCACCTCCGTCACATTTCCGCTTATGCGGTCTGCTTAATGTACTCGTAGTGAGTATTGCCCGATGCGTCAGGCAGAGCAGTGATGGTGATCTCGTAGCCAACAGCATCCGAGTCCGTATAAGTGATGTCGCCGATCTCGGAGATCTTTCCGTGCGGGATAACCACTCTCTTCACCGTGTTGCTGTTCATTACCATGTCGATCGCCCATACGCCCTCTTCAGGCTCGTCTGCGTTTGCCTCGATCGTGATGCCATTGGTACCGGTCAGAGTACCTGTGACATTTGCCGAGCCATATACGGCCTTGAGCACTTCCACGTTCAGGACCTCGATCAGAGTAGCCTGGAAGGTATCAGGCTTCTCTTCCTGGATGTTCAGAACTGTGTCGCCGCCCCATGCCTTGATGTCTGTAGTCGATGGGCTGTTGCTGTTGGTCAGTCCATCCTCGCTACAGTAACCGAGTGCCTTGAAGTCAGCGGCAAGTGCGGTTGTTGCATCTGTCGGAAGAGTCGTGCCTGCTGCTGCTCTCCAGATCGCACCGCCTATCGCCGGCTTGCCAGCACTAACGTTTCCTACTGTCTGTGCCATTTATTGCCTCCTAATAGTGAGTAATCAAATACACGGCCTGCCAGCGATACTGCTTTGTTGCCGTGTTCGTGTAGTTGTAATCCGTTTGTAGTTCGACTCTTGTTATGTTGCCGAGTTCAGCGAAGCCGACCATTGCGTCTTTGACCTCGTCATTCAGAAGCATCGCGTTGTATAGCGTGTCTCCGTATGACTGTATCGCGAACGTGGTCGTAATTATGTGGTTGGTGCGGCTGCTCGCCGTCTGATCAATCAGCACATAGCCGGTTGTCTGTTCGGGAGCCTCCATCACGACAGGAACATCAAGGGCCGTGTCGAGATAATCGAGAAGTGTTTTTGCTATCATTAGCCGCCTCCTAATGCTTTGAGCAATGTGTTGTTTTCAAATCCATCTTTGATGGATGCCCAATTCTCCGCGCTGACGAATGTGGTCGCAATGTAATTACCTGTGACCGTGCGGGTCTGATACTCGCCTTTAGGACACATTGACCGTGCTCGTGATGCCACTTCGTCGCCCTTCGATTGCAGCATTGCCTGTATCTCGGGACCTTTCATCAGCT